ATGAGAATTCCAAAGCCCCGAAAACGCGGTGAAGCTTATTACATTGAAATTATGATCAATGGAAAACGCTCGTCTGCAACTCGCGATACTGCAAAAGAATGCGAACAATGGGCAGCACAAAAAATATTAGAATCAAAAGCAAATAAATTGGCAGAAGATCAAGGCGTAAAACAGCATTACCCATTCAAAACACTTTTTCATAAATACTATGATGAAGTCGGTAAAAAATTACGCGGTTCGATCTACGTCAAACAACAGCTTGCACCTTTTGAAGAAAAGTTTGGTGCACTGGCAGATATGTCTATTCATGACATTACACCGAAGCATTTAACAGCTTGGCGAAATAAACGATTAAAACAGGTGGGTGCAAATACAGTGCTGCGTGAAATTGCGCTGTACTCGTCTGTATTTAGCTACGCTGTGAAAGAGCTATTTTTGCTTGATAGCAATCCGTGGATGGGCATTAAGAAGCCTGTAAAACCAAAAGCCCGAAATCGTCGTATTCGTGATGATGAAATTGAGCAATTGCTTGAAGCACTAAATTACAAGCATGGCCAAGTACCAACATTGCCAGAGCACTATGTTGCATGGGCGTTTTTATTTGCATTAGAAACTGCAATGCGCCGTGGTGAAATTCTGAGTATTCATAAGAAAGACATTCATCCTAGACATGTTCATTTATCTAAAACCAAAAATGGTGATGCTCGAAATGTGCCGCTCACAAAGAAAGCGCTTGAGCTGTTAAATTTGATTGAATGGGATGGATCTAAGCTTATTCCTCAGAATGAAAATGCATTTAGATTAATGTGGGAACGTCGCAAGGCTAAATGTGGTCTGAGTGATATTAAGTTTCACGATACGCGTCATGAAGCTATTACGCGTTTAGTCAATAATCAAAAATTACCGGTTGAAGTTTTGGCAAAAGTGACAGGGCATAAAACCATTAAAGTTTTAGTGAATACTTATTACAACCCAGATGTTGAAGACATTGCAGATATGATGGATGCATGATTTTTCAATAAATCTACCAGGTGTAAAAAGCCCCATAATTGGGGCTTTTTTTATTTGGTCTGACCAACACTTGTAAATTTATCGGGTACTATCACCATCGTATTTAAGGTTCCTTTCTCTGCAGCTTTTAATAAAGCTTCAGCTTTAGTTTTTTCAGCTTCAGCTCGCAATAAATCCACATATTTTTCAGAGGCATTTTCTGCTAACACCTTTTTGATTTCAGTTTCTACTCGTGCAGTTTCAAGTTCATTTTGCTTTGTTTTAAGTGCATTTTGTGAATTAACAATAGCAAGTGATGAATTTAAAATAGACTGCGGTGGTGAAACTTTCAAAATATTAATTTCGTTTACTTTGACAAATTTTTCTTTGCCTTGAGCTTTTAACTTAGCATTAATACTGTTTTTAATTTCAGTTTCAATGGTAGCGCGGTTATCGTTTACTGCTAATGCTTTATATTTGCTTACTACATCATTAATTGCTGAATTGGCAACATATTGCACGTATTGACCAAGTAAATATACATCGCCATCTTCTGTAATAATGTGCTGTGCTTTCTCGGTCTTGTATGCAACCGCAGCATTTTCAGCTTGAATGCCATAATTCACTTTAAGTTGAAAATCCTGCATTGGAATCTTTTCAACTACGATAGGTTGTGCTTCAACACTCAAAACAAGGTTTCGTTTTGATACCTTTATTACATCACCGATTAATGTTTGATGTAATCCTTGCCCTAAAACTTGATCTTCAATTTCACCACTAAATGTTTGACGAATACCAACATCAGCATCAGTGATTCGAGTGAAACTAGATACTAAAATTATTAAAAAAATAATAATAGCTGTGATGGATGACACGATTAGCAATATTTTATTGCGAGTTAACATGTTAATTTTCCCCATTGTGATATTTAGTTAATACGACCTCTTCCAGCTTTCTTAGCTTTCTGACTCAGAATCAAATGCGCTTCGTCAGGCTTATACTTACATTTCTTACCCACACCTTGGTTGATAGATGCAAGCTTAGCTCGCACCGTATCTTCACTGATTCCATACTTGAGTGCCAACTCCTGAGGTGTGACGAACTCAGGACTGACATCTTTAATCTCAACAACTTTCGCACCACCGATCTGCTCACCTAAAAATAATTGAAGCTCATCACCAGTGACAGTAATTTGAAACATTCCCATCAATCCACCTCCAATCGTTTATCGGCTTTGACCCCATCATTTTCAGGCGCCTCATCATTTACTTTTAATAAGACATTCGCCTCTTTAAAATCGTTATTGTTAATTACAGTGACGGTGAACGGCTTAAAGTGAGTGATCATAACGAGCATTATGTATGCACATGAAAACCCTAAAGCAATGCTATTAAAGTACTCACCAGTCTTAATGAAGAAAATTATGTAAAATGCTGCGCTCAAATTAAGTAGCAAGTATCTACTAATCATCACGACACCTCTCCCAAACTTTTCACCACAGCTTCAGGCAAATCATGCTTTGCGATGTAGCTTGATAACTTGTGATATAAAGCATCAAAATTCTGTTCGTTGATTTCAATGCAAATCAACCCATTATCTTCATAGGACTCGAACGAACAATTTGTGCATTCAGTGTTGTACCAAACGTTTAAAAAATTGGTGTACTGAGGCTTTGTTAGTTTCAATACAAAAGGCTTATTTTGACCCAACTGAGCAATGATCTGATTACATACTTCGATGTTTTGAGTTTTAGTCATTTGACAGCTCCTTCTTTAAACAAAAAGTCACTGCATCTTCAATATCAGAAACACCGATCATTAACTCGCCATTCAAATCCAAAACATGCCAACCATACATCGTTGGTTTTATTTCAAATCCACAGCAAAAAAATCTATCACCGCTAAATGTTAATTTTGCTTCAGTCATTTGACGGCTCCTGACCCACCTGAACACGCAGTACTTCTTCATCTATGCGAACGGTTGCTGTAGCATTCTTTTTACCATCATCAACCCATGTAATTACTTCTTGATCAAACTCAACATTGTTAAGATCAACACCCGATGCTGTAAGAATTGCGGAGAGCTGAACAAATTGATCAGCAATTTCACTCAAGCAATCATGAATACGATTAGCAGGAATTCTTAAAATATCGGTGATATTTCTGATTTCGTAAGTATTAGTCATGGCTTGGCTCCTGTGAATCACCATCATTCCAATTTTTTATGCAGTTCTCAGCAACCAAATCAGCTTCAGCCTTACTTTCGTAAAACTTCCAGCAATCGGCAGTTTCATCGTTTTTATTCCAAGGGCAAGCAGCATATAAAGTTTGCTCATTAATAATTAAATAGTCTTTTCTTTTAACAGCTTGAACAGAACCAATCTCAAGATCATGCAAAAAATTATCAGGTTCATCGGTATACATGCCTTCATATTCATCTAAATACCAAGACTCAATTTTTGATTTTTCAACCAAAACAAAACCTTCCGGCACAGCTTGGGCTTTGGCTGCTTGCCAACCAGCCCACATATCACGCACTTTTTGAGTGGTGTAAACTTCATTTGCACAGACTTTGGTAGTAGATAAGCCCATATCTTCTATTACTTTTTCAAATGCTTGTCTTTCTTTTTGAATATCCATCACGCCACCCCTACATTTTGGCGAGCACAATCAATTAACTGAGCACAAAATTTCAATGATTCTTCTTGTGAAATTAATTCAAGATCATAGCAAGCAGTGATATAGCCTTGTGCCACACCTTTTGCTAAATCAGAATTGCCGACGGGTGCATCAATTCGAGCAATTAAGCGATTAATCTCAGAAATAGTTTGCTCTTTAGTTGAAATGCATCCATTAATTTTTTGCTCAACGTTTTGCGACTCGCTAAAGTCCGCAACGAACGGAGCACCTTTATCGATTGATCCCATGACGCCACCTCAACTAAATTTTGTTTTGCGGTTTTGCATGACTTGAACAGCTATGTCATCAACACACCGAAACATCAAACTTTTAACTTTCGCCACCTTATTTGGCTTGGTTATGGTGAATAAACACCCAATAGCATTCCCTGCGATGCAGAATGCAAATTCACTAGCCTTGTCAGGGTTTTGTTTTTTTATTTCCTCGTAAACTTTGCTCACAAGTTGTTGAAAAATTTGCTCCGCAATATCATTTACATCACCTTCCAAAGTTAAATCCGTAATGTCCATCACGCCACCATCCCCAAATTCACATCCATCGGACTCACCAAGTGGACTTTGAACTCTTCATACAACTTCTGACATGCAGAGTTGCCACCCATTTTTGAATCGATCAGCACGTAATCTAACTTCGTGCCTTTACCTTTAAATGTCGCACCGCCGTCTGGAAGCTCTTTCTGCTCATAACCAAGCAGGGTGAGCCAAATTTTGAAAGCCAGTAGGTGCTTTTGTTTAATTTTGAACATCACCAACCCCACAATCCGATATTTCTACGTGTGAACCCATTCGAATAAGTCAGGGTTCTTGTTTGACTGCTGTATGAATAAGACATATTCCCTCTATCTTGATTTCCAGCTTGTTGCATATTTTTCTCTAGCTTCTCTTTTTGCTTTATGACGCATAAGCACAAGTTTTTTGCTTGGTGGTTGAGAAGCCTTTGAATAATTAACTACTGCTTTTAAATTTGGTTTTAACCATGTGACTGCCAATTCATCACTTGTAATCGCTCTCGGTTGATCAGATTTAGGATCAATTACTAAAATTATTGACCATTGAAAGAAATCATCTAGTTTCGTTTCTGATTTAACGATGTAAGTTTTAGGTCCTAATCGAACGTAATAAATTTTGTTATCTACGTTTTTGATTAATTCACGAAATGGTTTACAAAAGTTTGAATTGGTCATTAAACACCTGGTTACGAATTATTGGTGAGTTGCCGTATATTTCATGCGGTACTTCTCACCATGATTGTGCTGCTCCTCAGCATATTGTTTATTCTGAGCTTCTTCTCTCAGCTGAGCTTCACGATCAGCTGTGATCAATAAAACGTATGAAGTCCCAGCTAAAAGAATAAAAAGCAGAAGGGTTGCGCAAAGGTTGCTAAAGAAGTTTGAGAAACCTTTATAAACAACAGTGTTTTCAACTGTTGGTTCTTGATACAGACGCGCAGATGTTGCGCTTTTTTTAATGCCAAACTCTGGTGTTTGACTATGAGATGGATATTGATTCATAATTACCTCGTTGTTTTGTTTAAGCCCGATTCGATTTCCAGTCCTAGTCGGGCTTTTTCATGTCTACGAGGTAAATATTAGCAACTGCTCATATTATTAGCAATAGCAATTGCTCATATTTATAAAATATTTTTTTAGCAAATAAAAAAGCCTGCTAATGCAGGCTAATATTTTGTAATAAATTTACATATTTTTAATGGTCATAACAGGTATTTGAGGCATATGCCTACTTGGGGGAACAATATCAATAATAGCTGTTATAGATTCAATTTCCCTAAGTTCAAAAGTTAATCTCTCACCTGTGCTAACGCTTTGAAGTATCAGCATATCGCTGGTTTTAGATATATATTCTTTAATTGTTTTTCGACCATCCGCAAGGTTAACTTGTACATACTCAGTCGGTGTTGGTTGAGCATCTGGATCGCACACTGCATACCAGCCATCTCGAATAGCAGGATGCATCGATCCACCAGTGCCTTTAACTGCATATGCATTAGGTCCTGCTGTTAAAGATGGAACATAACCATCACCAGCCCCACCTTCAAACCCCATGTCGGTAAAAAAACCGTCAATCCCCATTTTTGAATACGCCTTTACTGGAACCCATCGATTGATTTGATAGCCGATTTGTTTGGCAATTTCAATATTTTTATGAGAATTTTCACCGATTTGCTTTGAATCACTACTAAAGTTTAAGTCGGGTTGATCAAGGTCACCATGCTTAAGCCCAAATTTCTCCTCGAGCTTACGTGCTGACTTTTCTGCAATATTCCGATGACCATTCATTAGCTGAGAAACATAACTAGGGTCAACATCATTAAGGCGACAAAACTCAGTCACATTTCGCGCCAATCCCATTCTTACAGCATTTTCACAAACAGCTTTTAAATTAAGCCGCCTAATCAAGGATATATCCATATCGATAAGTAAGTCATCTATTACAAGTTGGTGAACCATAAGTCTGCCTATTTGTTTAGCAATATGTAAAGTGCAGTTTGCTAATATTTGCTTGCTAATAGTATTAGCCTTTGCTAATATTATTTGACGCAATAAACCAACTCAGGAGCCAAAATTGGATACCAATAAGTTGAGAAGTTTTTTTTACGGGCTTTCAAAGCAAGACCGAGAGAGCTTCGCAAAAAAATGCAATACGTCTGTCGGAATGATTGTTCAAATCATTAATAAAAACCGTTCATGTCATCCTACTTTAGCGATTGATATAGATCGGGAAAGTAAAAGCTTTGTTTTATGCGATGAATTATGCCCAAGAACTGATTTTGAATATTTGCGGCAACGTTCAAGATTTCTTGAAGAAGTTTAACGCAATGTTTACCAAAACTAAATAAACCTAAAGGACTTGGGGGTCTTTTGTAAATGAGAGCCGATGATATGAAAGAAGCCATAAATAAAGGGTATCTGACAGGAAAGTTAGAACACCAACTGCAAACAAAAGTAAATGACGCGATTTTAAAGCGCGTAACTGCAATCTGTGATGCTACAGGGGAAGAGCGAGCAGACTGGTTTAGAAATCTCATCATACGTGAACTCCTTATCCAAGAGGAACAATACAATCGTATGACAAAGGTATGGGGAGACACAAAGAATACTTCGACTACTTCAGATTACAACGTAATCCAACAAAAAAGCCCATCTGCTGTAACAGATGAGCCGAATATTCAATAAGGGGAAATACCTAAATGAACATGCCAATTTTAACACAGTTTCAAAATTCAGAGCAATCAATCGTCATTGATGGTGCTGTTATTCATCAAGATCAGTACGGTCGTTTCTGTTTGAATGATCTACATAAAGCAAGTGGATCTGCTCAAAAAGATCAACCACGCTATTTTCTTGAAAACAAGCAAACTCAAGCTTTGATTCAAGCTCTTATCGATAGCGGAATTCCGCTATCACCAGTTGAGATTATCAAAGGTGGAACAAACCAAGGCACATACGTTGTAAAACAAATTGTTTATGCATACGCAATGTGGATCAGTGCCAACTTTCATTTAAAAGTTATTAATACATTCGATGCCTTGGTAACTCAAAAACCTGCCGAACTTTCACGCATGGATCTTATTCAGCTTGCATTACAAGCTGAGGAGGAAAACCAAGTTTTACGCAGTCAGGTTGCTATTTTGGAGCCAAAAGCTAAAGGCTTAGATCGCATTGCTGACTGCGCCAATGTTTTAGGCATTCGTGAATCTGCAAAGGTCCTCAAGATTGGTCAAAACCAATTAACTCAATACCTTATTGATCATAAGGTTGTGTACCGCGATAACTTCGGAAAAATTCAGGCTTATCAAAAATCAGTAGATCAAAAGCTCGTTCATGTCGTGACTTCTGCACCTCGCTTATTTGAATCGGGTGAAAAGGTATTCACACAAGTAAAACTTACTCAAAAGCTGATTACTCGCATCTCGACATGGTTAGAGAAAGGAGTGGCAGCATGAAAACCTATCCTTTATCTATCGAAAATTGGGGTGATGACTGCTACATGCTTGCATCAAGAGGTCACCACAATATTGAGCAATTTAAAGCTGCTTGTAAAAAAGAATATGAATCAATTGCTGATTACCTAGAGCATTGTAAATGCCCTTGTGAGCAATATTGGGTCAAACGTATTCCGCATAAAGATTATGTTGGTGGGTACAACATCCCAGTGCCAAAAGGAACGCGTGGCTCATTCCCTGTAACAGCTTGGTGGGAGTAACAGCATGATCGAATCTCTATTTCAAGACCGTTTCAGCACCGACTTCAACTCCGTATTTGGCGTAGAACGTGGTCATTTCTCATTTGGTGAATCAAAAGACCGTACTGACATTCCACAGCATCAAAAGAACCGCTCAAATGCGCGCTCGATGGGTCGCACAACGTATATGCACACTAAGCCGTGCAAAGGCTGTGATGGGTTAGTGCGTAAAGTTAAGAATAATGAATGTGTGGGGTGTAACTAATGGCTAGATCAAGAAATATCAAACCATCGTTTTTCACAAATGAAAACTTGGTTGAATTCTCTTTTGAAACTCGATTGCTTTTCATTGGGTTGTGGATGTTGGCGGATCGTGAAGGTCGTTTAGAGAATCGCCCCAAGAAAATCAAAATGGAGCTTTTCCCTGCTGACAATATCGATGTTGCTAAGTCGCTTCAGGAATTATCCGATGCAAATTTCATAACGTTATATAACGGTTATGGAACGGAATTAATTCGTGTTGAGAACTTTATCAAACATCAAAGCCCACACGGATCAGAAAAAGACAGCGATTTACCTGATGTTGATGGTACATACACCATTTATCAAAGAAATCCTAAAAATAAGACCGTTGTAGGCAATCCGATTATTTTAACTCGCGAGCAATGGTTAGATTACAAGGGTGGCGCAACAAAAAAATCTAAATCTAACAGTGGCTTAGGTGATTTACCGTTAGATAACGGTGAGCCTACCGTTAAACAACCGTGCGATAACGCCCTGAAAGAGGAAAGAGGAATCCTGAATCCTGATTGTGGAATGATGAATGAGGATTTACTGAAAGACGAAAGCGATCCTCGCTTTGTCTTTGATCTCTCTGTTGTTAACACAAAACTCAAAATGGCGATGTTGAATCCAATCAGCAATGAAGAACTTTTAAAACTTCAAGAAGCACTAAAGCTTGAATACGGTCATCGTAATCAAATGGTGAAAAACCAAGTGTTAGGAAAGTTGGTTCAATGGGTTGAACGTCAGCAGAAAACACCACTGGCAAAACCTAAAGCACCTGTAAACCAAGACAAATGGAACGCTTACTTCAATAACAGCGCTCAACAAGTGAATGAAGTGGATGTAACGCCAAAAAAGTCATTACTGATTGAGGAGGTGGGGCATGCATAACGAACTCACTAAAGAACAGACTTTGCTTTCTGTTTTACGTGGAAAGTTTGCTTCTCAATTCGCAAAACGTTTTGGAGATATGGAGCCACATATCGTCGACATGATTATTAAAGGCGCATTGGTTGGAATTAGTGATGAGCAATTCAATCAAGGCATGGCTCGACTATTGGCACCTGGTAACAAGTTCATGCCCGACATTTCTGAATTTCAAACTTGGTGTGTAAGTGGTTCGTGGTGGACAGCTCAAGAAGCTTGGCAACGTGCATGTGATTACTCGAATCTTACTTCTGAAAAACTTGCCGAATTAGCTGCAATGAAGCCTGTGGATTTCTTGAAGCAAAAAAACAAGATCACAACACTGACTAAAAAGGCTTGGGACTCTGTGAATTACTTAGTGACTCAAGGAAGCATGAAAGAGGCGTTTAGCCAGTTTAAGTCGATCTATGAAACGTATTTAGCAAAAGCTCAAATGCAGGGTCGTCAGCAAGAGTGGTATGTGCCACCAGTGATGATTTCAGCACCGAAAGTTGAAGTTAAAAACACAGTGTTACTTGCAGATGATCAAGAAAAAATTAAGTCACTCACAGCTCAATTGATGAGTGAAGGCATGAAATGGGGTGAGGCTTTTAAAAAGGCTGAATATACGGTTCGTGGTGAGACTAGAGCAATGTTTGGGGGTGTGGTGTGAAAAAGTTAATCGTAAATATCCAACAGGCTCGGAAAATAAGTGACAACCAACAGTGTGAAATCTCAGTAAATATGAGATCAGATGATCTTCATTCAAATTACCACTTGGCGTCACAAAAGTTTTTAGGTGAGACCTTTTGGGTTGCTGAGCCCATCCAACGCATTACAAATGATGAAAGGGCCACTGTAAGTCAATATCACTTTGCTTGTGATCCAGTACCTGAGGGTTTTCATAGACATACACTACCTAGACCAGGTTCAAGAGTAGATCGATGCCATGGTCGTCATACAGTCAAGTGTACCGATGTTCGTGTATCGAAATATGGGGCTGGTCGCATGTTTACAGTGTTTCTAACGCTTAAGCGAGGTGTGGCATGAAAGACGAAAACGATAATAAAGCGGTGGATTGGGTGGAAGAAAAAAAGAGTCATATTCAAATTCTTGACAACATGATCTTCGTATTAAATCAATTTGCTAAAAGCCCTGAGCCGTTGTGTACGAAGGAAATTGCTTATCGGTTGGAGGTTCGATTAAGAACAGCTCAGCGTATTAACAAGGCTTTGTGTGAAGCTGGCTGGTTAGATTTTAAAGTGAATCGCACAACCAAACTTTATTTCGCAACAGACAAAGCAAAACAATTATTCGGGGTAAAAGCATGACAACTCATTACATTGAGACACCAAACCCAGAAGAAAATCTACAAGAACAATTTCAAGAAGCGAATGAAGCGGAGAATGGGCGATGAGTGAGTTAAAAGACCTTTATTTCAAGCATTGTCAAAGTCTTGGCATTGATAATGAGCGTTATGTAAATGCGGTATTCAATCAACCTAGAACACTGCTTGAAGAAGTCATGGAAATGCGGATCGATCAACTCAAAGCCCAGCTCATTGACCAAGGTCAGCGCTTCAATGATCAAAGTCAAAAAGTAAGGGATTTGGAGTTTAAGTGTGAGGGGTTGGAGAAGCGGATTTACTCGGCATTGATGCTTCTTCAAAGAAATCAACTTTACATTCCTGCATTGGCTATGGGGCAGATAGGGAAGGTGTTGCGAGGTGGGCATGAATAAACATCTCGAAACACTAATCGCTTTCAAGTATGGAACTCAGCGCCAAGCGATTGAAGTGAAAGACACTGTTGTTGAGATTGGAGGCGACCTCCTTAGCGCATTTAAAAAGCTCTGTTATTTGTTTTTAATCATGGTGATGTGGTTGGTTGGCTTGGTTTTAGTGGTTCTTCTGCCTATCGGTACTTGGTTTCGATTAAAGGCTGAACGAGATTATGAAATAGCAGTCGAGAAAGCAAAAAAGGACTATTTGGATCATATGACTTGCCTGTGTCAAAAAGGCAGTGAAGATGACTGAACGCATGACCGCTTTAGACTACAGAAAACTTCAAGGTGTAGGCAAGCCTGCACCGAAGAAGAAACGCAATCCTGATCCAGTACCAAAGATCCCTCCTAGTTTGATCAAGGGTTATGCCAGTGACGGATTGTTTGAAAATGACTTGTTGATGTGTGAAGTCGAGATTGTGCCACCGTCAGTGAATAACTACTGGATTGATTCGGGGAAAGCGAAGAAAAGACTAAGTAAGCGTGCATTGCATTTTACGGCTGTTATGAAGCGTTTTATCAATCCGTGTGGGTACGGTGGGAAAGTATCGGTAAATATCCAATTTGCGCCACCTGATGCGAAAACAAGGGATATAGACAACATAGTCAAGCCTATCTTTGATTCACTCTCTAAATGTGGGTTGATTCAAGACGATAAACAGGTTGATGAATTGGTGGTTCAGCGACTGCCGATTCAAAAAGATGGAAAGTTAATTATTTACGTTAAGAAGATTTGAGGGGAAAGGATTTGAAAATAAAAGATCGTTATTTGGTAATCCGTAGAGCTTTGATCGTTGCTCTTAATCCAAAGACTGAATGTGTGTTGATTAAAGTTGGGGAAAAGTCAGGTCATACATACAGTCGAACAATCTTCACTGACAAAGATAAAGCGACAGAGTTTTTCACAAACGATGTGATGGAAATGTGGAAACAAGGTGCAACAAATGCGGATCAGTTGGCTAAGCGTGTCACAGGTTTCGCAAAGTTGATTCAAGACAAATGGAATGCTGAGCATCCAGAAGATCAAGCTAATTTTGTGAACGAAAAAGATTAAGGGGAAAGGGATGAATGCAGTAGCTGAAAAATTTGAACAATTCGAGTGGTTAACAAAAGGCATCACAGCAAAATCACCACAGTTTGGTGATGAAGGGCATAGCACAGGAGCAAAACCATTGGACTATCAAGATCGATTGGGCGCTATTGCGAGTATGGAAACTCAGTTGTATAAGTCAGTGACGAGTGTGATTATTTATGGGGAGTCAGCTCATTCTGACTATGAGTATATCCGCAATCATTTGGCTAGAATTATGATGAATGGTGCTATGAATGATAAAAAGCGAGAGCCTGAAGGAATTGCGATTTACCATTTATCTTATTTGATTGCTCGCATGGTGATGGACTTTGCAATGAATCCTGAGCTTGAGAACAATTTTACAGCTCAGGGGCGATTGTATTATGCTGGAATTCGAATGCATCAGATGACAACTGAGCAATATCGTAAGACTTGGAAGCCTTACGAAAATATGATGATTATTGCTTTAGAGACATCAATAAAATGTGCATCAGAAGCTATTGAGAAATATAAAAAAAATACTTACAAAGAAGTTAAATCATAAGTATTCCATTATTTCGGAAAGTAGAGTATAGTTTTTATAAGATGGTCGTATTGCGGTCATCTTATTCAATTACACAGGATGTGTATTACAAATAACCAATTTAAAGGATTAAATTTGGAAAAGTTTTTTGAAACTATTTTTAGTTATAGCCTCAATCTTGCTGTTGATAGACTTCATGAAAGCATTCAATCAGAGTTAGGTAAAGAAGATTCAGCTGTCAATTCAATGTTGTCTGCTGTATTTGAAAAAGGTTATGACAGAATTAAGAGTGAGATAAATCAGTCTTAATTTAAATTGATTAAAAGGGCTCACAGAAATGTGGGCTTTTTTTGTTGATTATTGATATATCTTGAAATTGTTACATAATCAAGTTTTGAATAATATGTGATCAATTCAAGAGATTAGCTCTATGTAATAAAGTTAAGCTTTGGCTAAACCAGAACAAAAAGACCATCAATGCGATGGTCTTTTTTTTGTCATACCCAATTAGTTAAATAGATTATAATAAAAATCATGCACTTATTTAATATGTGGAGTTTGAGCTATGACTTGTTTAGAGGTTTTTTCGAATTGGGTTGAGTATAATTCAGGACAAATACAAATTGTAATTGGTATATTTGCTTTTTTTGTCGCTGTGATTGCATTAATTAAAATACTAGAACAAATTAAAATATCAAACAATCAAACTCAATTATCAATAAATCAAATTGATAGTCTTAATAAGGAAAGATTATTTGATCTGAGGCTTAGATTGACAATCAGAATTGGTGAGCAATTTAAGATACTAAGAAATCTTCAGGATGAAACTAATGCGGTTAGTCAAAAGCTTCAAATCTTTTTAATTGAAATTAAAAATAATCATGAAAATAGTTTGAATGGTTTAAGTGGTATTGCAGATTTTCATAGAGAACAGATAACAAATTACTTTGAATTGATGAACACTAAATTCAAAGAAACTCATGAGCTTCAGAAAAGTTTAGATAAAAAAATTGATATAAATTTTATTGAAAATGTGCTTGAAGAAGTAGAAAAAAATCAGATTATTTACAATTCGATGTGGGATGGGATTATAGCTATCGAAAAAAATATAAATGATATATGGCTACCTCTAAAAACCGGCGATGTAATGCAGGCTGCAAAAATTAAGCATAACCTCAATTGATTGTCTTAATGCGCTTATGGCAGAAAGGATTATGCATCGGACTTCTATTCCGACTCATGTGGGTTCGAATCCTACTGGGCGCGCCAGATTTAAAAAATGAAAGTTTCAAAATAATGTTGAATTCAAACCCCACAGCCAAGTTACTTACTTGGCTGTTTCGCCGAGCGTATTACGGCACATAAAGACCTCAGCACATACTAGGTATTGCTGGGGTTTTCTTTTCTTATTTGGTGGTCGCATGAATCGAAAACAAAAGAAAGCAAAACGACTTCGTGCAACTGCACACACAAAGCATCGTTGTGAAGTAAAGCAAGAGCGTGATCATTCCGTTGTGTTTAACCGTCAATCTGCTGAAGCATGTTTGGCCCAGAGAGATGAATTTAATGCTGTGGTGCTTGAGGTTGGTAAAAAGAAATTTAAGGCTAAACAGCCATGGTTATTTGTAGCTCTATTAGTGTTCATCGTTTGGTGGATCTACAACGTAAATTCGTAGGTGTGTGATGGACATAGTTGAAGCTAAAAAGAATCTTAAAATCTTCAAACATAATCTGCAGTGCATTGAATCATACAACCATTTGTATTCAACTTTTGCATTTGAGCAGTCAATGAAAGCTCAACGCAAGGATTTGCAAGATCGAATTTTCAGAATTGAATGGCAATTAAAACAGGTGCGGTGATGAATTTAAATCAAAGAGTGCTAACTGTAATGATTGTTTTTGGAGTGATTATGGCCCAAACAATAATCATAAAGATCGCTTATGAGACTAATGCAGATTCAGCATTGATTGTGATCTGTGGATGTATTCTTGCGGATATATTAAGTATCTGCACATGGTATTTAATGAGTGAGAAGGTGCAGTGATATGGCATGTCAAGGCTGTGAAGAACGTAGACGTAAATTAAAGGCGATAGCAAATGACTCAGCAAAATCAATTACAAACGCAATTGCTCGACTTGTTGGCCGAAATCGTAAAACAGAACAACGCAGTAATCCAACAGAACTCAATGCTGATCAATCAAATGACAGCAGTGACGAATCTGAACAACGAATTGTTGTTAATGCTCGAAGAACAAGAACTAAACGAACAAAGTAACTATGATTCGATTGATGGTGGGTGAGCAATGAGTAGACCATGCCGTGAATGGAACTGTCCTCATCTAGTGAAGTCTCGTAGTCAGAAAGGCTACTGCGATGAACATGCATCTAAACGCAGTGGATGGACGCGCCGTATTGATCGCACAGGCTCGACAACAGAGCGTGGCTATGGTCATGCATGGCGTAAGCTGCGTGAACGCATCTTGAAGCGTGACAACTACCTGTGTGCTGTATGTAAGACCAAGGATCGACTAACAGAAGCAACCGATGTCGATCACATCAAAGCTAAAGCCCACGGCGGTACAGATGATGAATCTAATCTGCAGTCGTTGTGTGCACCATGTCACCGCGAAAAGACAGCGATGGAAGGGAAGAAATGAAGAAGCCTTACACACATACGCATGGTCGCCATACTGGCAGAACTCATAAGATGATTCTTGAAGCGATTCAATCCTCTTTGGCTGGTAATTCCGTTTGCATCCTGTGCCCATTGGCAGGGCATGAAGTTGATCATATTAGAAAGCAAGCTCAGATACTTTGGGCAAACATCGGATTAACCATACCAAAAGACTTTCTTTTTAAGACTATTCAATCTCGCGACATAGAAGCTCGAATTGATTGGAAAAGCAAAGCGCTTCTTGGGAGTCTATCTGACTACAAGCTGTTTGTTGATCATCACGTATGGGTGGAACAGTTTGGTTTTGCAATCAACGCCTTCCATGAATATGACAATTAGAGGGTATATCAATGCCAAAGCCATTAAGCCGTGAAGAACAAGTTGCAACACGTAATGCTGCACGTATCTATGATGAACGCATGCATGGCATTGCTGCTGAGTTTAAACCTTCTGTTCGTGTCGCTTGGCTATCAACAGTAATCTTTAAAGCTGGTGCTGAAATCAATGCACACATGGCAGACCATGAAGCCTATTGCAAGCACGTAGATGAACTTGCGGACGCAATGAAGCAAGCATCACGTGATGCAGCGCCGTTGCTTCAAGGTGCAGTGAGCGCTGATCGTTTCACATATAAAACCTAGAAAACTTCTTAAATGCGTGAAAAGTAAACTAAAAGCAGGGAGGGGGAGTCAAAAAGTTGAACGTTATCAGCTAAATGACCGCCCCCTTAACCACATTTTTACGTGAGCGAAATTAAAAATTCAGGGTGTTGACATGGGTGGTAAAAATGCGGTAGCGGGTGCAGGTCGCAAACCCAAAGTGAAAGCAACTGGTGATACAGATTTTGAAAATGTATTCGATATTGATGTGCCAGAGTACATGCTCGGAATGCAGAATGCGGTTGTAATGTGGAAAGCAACAGTGCCGCTTTTGCTCGAGCGTAAATTCCTAAAATCGACAGATTTGCACAATATAGAAATGTTTTGTATTGCATACGAGAACATGCGTAATGCTCAACGAGAAGTAGCAATGATGGGTATTACGATCACAACAGATCAAGGTAGCGTCATTAAAAACCCAGCACTAACTGCAGTAAATGAAGCGGCAAGACAGATGGCAACTTTTGGTGCTTTGTTGGGATTAGATCCAGCGAGTCGAGCACGATTAATGGGTGGCAGTGGGAAACCAAAATCAAATGCATTTGCAAAGGTGATTGGCATGTAATATGGGGTAGATATGACGGCTTTCCCGAATGTTGAAATAGCAAATAAGTGGGCTAAGCAAGTCGTTTTAAATAAGATTCCTGCATGCAAATGGGTGAAATTAGCCTGTGAACGCCACTTAAATGACTTAAAAAATAGCAAAAATAAAGATTTTCCATACAAATTTGAGCCTAAATTAGCTGAAAAAAAGATTCTTTTTATTGAATTATTGCCACATACAAAAGGCGAGTGGGCGCAAAAAAGATTAAAACTCACATTGGAGCCTTGGCAAAAATTTGGTATTGCTTGCACATTTGGTTGGGTGCGTAAAAAAGACGGCTTTCGTCGCTTCCGTGAATCGTATTGGGAGATCCCGCGTAAAAATGGCAAGTCTGCAATTGCTGCAGGTGTTGCACTGAATATGTTCGCCAATGATGGTGAAACAGGTTCAGAAGTTTATGCAGGTGCTACCACAGAGAAACAAGCATGGGAAGTGTTTAAACCGGCGCGACTCATGGCGGTACGCTCACCAGAGTTTGTTGAAGCGGCTGGCATTCAGATTAATGCCGGTAGTTTGGAAATTGTTGAAGATGGATCAATCTTTGAGACGATTGTTGGTGATCCACCAGATGGCCAGTCACCACATTGTGCAATCGTGGATGAATATCACGAGCACCGAACCAATGCAATGTACGACACCATGCAAACAGGTATGGGTGCACGTCGGCAACCGTTAATGTTCACGATTACCACAGCTGGATTCAATATTGATGGTCCGTGTCATGATTTGCGCTTACGCATTCAAGAAATGTTATTGGGTACAGTGCCAGATGATGAGCTATTTGGATTTATTTGGACCATTGATGAGGGTGATGACTGGACAGATCCGAAGGTTTTAGCCAAAGCTAATCCTAATTTTGATGTTTCAGTCTATGGCGACTACTTAGAATCGCAGCAACGTAAAGCTGTAAACAATCCAGCACGTCAAAATACATTCAAAACGAAGCATTTAAACGTCTGGGTATCTGCTCGAACTGCTTATTTCAATATGGAAAAGTGGCATAAGTGCGCAGATAAGACGCTTAAGCTTGAACATTTTGCAGATGATGAATGCTTCATGCCGCTGGATTTGGCATCGAAGATTGATATTTGTGCTCGAATTAATCTGTTTTACAGGGTGATTGACGGCAAAGTTCATTATTACTGCGTTGCACCTCAGTTCTATTTGCCTTCTGAAACCGTTTTTGATGGTGATGAGAAGGTTGTTATTGATCGCTATCAAAAGTGGCATAACGCTGGGTTGCTTGAAGTACACGATGGAGCTGAAACAGATCTTGATTTGGTTGCGTCTGATTTGATTGCAAATGCAAAACAATTACGTGTTCGTGAAGTGCCGTTTGATAACTGGGGTGGTCGTCAGATTACCAAAACCTTAGAAGAGAATGGTTTTGAGGTTGTTGAGGTTGCTAAGAATACAAAGAACTTTAGCCCACCAATGAAAGAGCTTGTTGCAGCGATTGCTTCAGGTCGTTTTCATCATGACGGCAATCCAATTTTGTCATGGATGGTTGGTAACGTAATCAGTAAACCTGACGCAAACAGTAATGATTATCCACGTAAGCAAAAGAACGCTTTCAAGATTGATGGCGCGGTGTGTTTGTTAATGGGGATTAATCGAATTATGACACTCAATAGCAGTCCTGAAGAATCAAATCTATCCAGTCATTTGGAAAAACATGGGATTAGGAAATTGTAATGAACTTAAAAACAAAGCTTGGGGAATGGCTTGGGCTGAATATCAAGTCGACTCCAATTTCTGGTCCTGATGATATTGCTAAAATGTTCGGGGCTTCGGCTGTGGTTGGCGGGCGAAGTGTTACGCCTTTAACCGCCATGCAGCTTTCCACTGTATTTACTTGTGTTCGTGTTCTGTCTGAATCAATGGGTATGCTGCCTTGCCGTTTGTATAAGAAAAATGGACGCAACAAGGAACCAGCAGAAAATCACAAACTGCATGATCTGCTTTATGTTGCACCGAATGACTATATGACAGCGCAAGAGTTTTGGGAACTGCTCATGGTGTGCTTGTGTTTGCGTGGAAACTTTTACGCTTACAAGGTTTACGCTTTGGGTCAAGTGGTTGAGCTTTTGCCAATCGATCCGGCGAGCGTTACACCAAAACTGAATGATGATTGGACTGTTGAATATTCAGTGAATTTCAAAGGGCAAGGCACAAAGACTTTAACGCAAGATGATATCTGGCATGTCCGTCTTTTTACACTTGATGGATTGCTGGGTTTAAACCCAATTACGTATGCGCGTAAAACAATTGGTTTGGGGATGGATACCGAAGACCATGGCTCGAATTTATTCAAAAATGGTGCGGTAACGTCTGGTGTGTTAGAGACGGATGAACAACTGACTGATGTTGCGTTTGATCGTCTTAAAACAGAATTTACCGAAAATCACACCGGTATTGCCAACACATACAAACCAATGATTCTTGAACAAGGCTTGAAGTGGAAACCAACCGCTTTAAACCTTGAAGATTCTCAATTTTTAGAAACACGTCAATATCAAGCCACTGAAATTTGTGGGCTATTCCGTGTACCACCGCATTTAGCAGCAAACATGGAGAAAATGACGCTGAACAATATCGAACATATGGGTATGAGCTTTGTGAATTACTCACTTGTGCCGTATATGACGCGTATTGAATCACGGATCAAAGTTGGATTGCTTAACGAAAAGGATCGCAAAGCATATTACGCAAAATTTAATGCTGGGGCGTTACTGCGTGGAGATCTAAAAGGGCGTTACGAGTCTTATGGAAAGGGTATCCAATGGGGCATTTTAAGCCCGAATGACTGCCGCGAACTTGAAGATTTAAACCCACGTGAAGGTGGTGATATTTACTTAACGCCACTCAACATGACCACAAAACCTGAAGGGGACGATGATGCAGCTTAAGCATCTTAATATTCAATTAAAAGACGTAACTGTGTCTGAATCAGGTGAATTTACTGGTTATGGCTCGGTATTTGGCGTTGAAGACAGTTATGGTGATGCGGTCATGCCGGGTGCATTTCAGCGCAGTCTTTCTGAGTGGGCTAAAAAAGGTCGATTGCCCGCATTGCTTTGGCAACATAAAACGTCTGAGCCAATCGGTATTTACACCGAAATGAAAGAAGACGAACACGGCTTATGGGTCAAAGGCAAGTTGTTAATTGAAGATGATCAATTGGCAAAACGTGCTTATGCGCATTTAAAAGCAGGATCGCTTGGTGGTTTGTCGATTGGTTATATGCTGCGTGACTACGAATACGACAAACAGCTCGGTATTTATAAATTATTAGATATTGATTTGTGGGAGGTGTCTTTAGTGACATTTCCTGCAAATGATGAAGCGCGTGTTTCAGAAGTGAAATCACAGCTTGAAGCGGGTGAAATTCCATCACCATCCAATGTTGAAAGAGCCCTGCGAGAGGCAATGGGTTTTTCACGTACACAAGCCAAAGGCTTTATGGCCAAAGGCTATAGCGCACTGCAACAGCGAGATGCTGAAACAGATGAAGATGCGCTCGATCCATTGAAAAACTTAACATCCATTTTTGCAGGTAATTAACTCATGGCGATTGAAAAGAAAGATATTGAAGAAGTAGCAAAAGACCTTAAAGGCGCTTTTGAAGATTTCAAAAAAGCAAACGATAAAGAGCTTGAAGCAATCAAAGCTGAAAAAGGTAAACTCGGCGAACAAGTTGATACGCTCAATGAAAAACTTGGCGAGCTTGACCAGCTTAAAACTGAGCTCGAAAAAGAGCTTAAAGCTGCAAAACGTCCGGGTGCTGTAGTGGGTAAAGAAGCGGACGCGCATAAAGCGGCATTTAGCCAGTTTATTCGCAAAGGTCGTGAAGATGGCTTGGCTGAGCTTCAACAAAAAGCGGTTCAAGTGGGTGTAAGTGAAGATGGTGGTTATGCTGCTCCACCTGAGCTTGATGAAAGCTTACTTGAAATTTTGCGTCAAGATAATGTGATGCGTGAAGAATGTGGCTCGATCATTATCAGCGGCAATGGCTATAAAAAATTAGTCAATGTGGGTGGTGCTGCTTCAGGTTGGGTGGGTGAAACTGATAATCGTCCTGACACAGATTCACCAAAAATTAAAGAAATCATCGCAAGCATGGGTGAAATCTATGCCAAGCCAAAATCTACTCAACAAGCATTGGATGATATGTTCTTTGATGTTGAGCAATGGTTAGCAAGCGAAGTGGCAATTGAGTTTGCCGAGCAAGAAGCTGCAGCATTCTTAACAGGTGATGGTGTGAAAAAACCAAAAGGTATTTTGGCGCATACCTTGGATCTGAAAAATGATAAAACACGTGACTTCGGTAAGCTGCAAAAGTTTGTCTCAGGCACAGCAGGGAACTTCACTTATGACAACCTAATCGATCTGATTTACGGATTGCGCAAAGGTTATCGTAATGGTGCCAAGTTCATGATGAATGGTCTAACTGTGGCAAAGGTCCGCAAAATTAAGGATCTGGAAGGTAATTATATTTGGCAGCCGAGTACGCAGCTAGATCAACCTTCAACATTGCTCGGTTACGGCATTGCGGAAAATGAAGACATGGCAGACGCAGCAGCAGATGCAAATGCAGTGATGTTTGGTAACTTTAAGCGTGGTTATGCTGTTGTTGATCGCTTGGGTACAAACGTGCTTCGCGATCCGTACTCATCTAAACCATATGTTGAGTTCTACACTACTAAACGTGTGGGCGGTATGTTGCTTGACTCGAATGCGATTAAAGTACTGACTTTGTCAGCTGCATAATCTGCGCAAACTACATATTAAAAAAGCCTCCTATTTGGGAGGCTTTTTTGAGGACTAAACAATGCCAATCATTGATGTGAAAGAGCTTTTTAGTATTGCAATTGAAAACGGTAATAAAGTGATTGAAATCGAGCCGGGTGTGCAGGAAGTTGAAGATCGAATTGCGGAAGTTGCGGTAAATCACTTGCAAGTTGCAACGCTTGTGGAACCATTTGCCGATGCCGATGCCGATGCCGATGCCGATGCCGATGCCGATGCCGATGCCGATGCCGATGCCGATGCCGATGCCGATGCCGATGCCGATGCCGATGCCGATGCCGATGCCGATGCCGATGCCGATGTGAAGCAACCAGAACTTGTTAAACAAAAGCGTACACGTGGAAAAGGTGTAAAAAATGCCGCAGTTTCTAACGAAGGAACAAGTCAAACTTAATCTTCGAATCGATCATGATGAAGAAGATACTTTGATTGAAAGTTTAATCGGTGCTGCGTTTGATGCGTTCGAGCAGAGCACTAACCGCAAGTTGTATGCGCTAGATGAAGATATTCCTGAAGATGTGAAGAATGGTATTCATATTTCAGACTCAATTATTCAAGGTGCGCAGATGCTTATCGGGCACTGGTATGCGAATAAAGAATCAGTGGCACTAGGGACGATTTCGACCAACGTACCACTGGCAACCGATTGGCTTTGGAAAAGACATCGCTGGGTGAAACTATGAGTTTAAGAGCTGGCGAACTCTGTCACCGCATCCGCATCGAAAAGAAAACCCAAGATCGTGATGAAGATGGAAACTTTTTAGAACCATCTTGGCAAATTCATACATCGCTTTGGGCAAGGGTAACTTGGTTATCTGTAAAAGATACTTTGACTGCTCAAGCCAATAACTCTGAAGTTGTCGCACGATGCAAACTGCGGAAACGTAATGACATTGATACGACAATGCGTGTGGTTTATGACGGAAAAATTTACAGCATCACTGGCGAGCCATTGCCAGACGCTGAAAATGGCAAAATTTACATGACACTGATATTAAGTTGTGGTGTTGAAAAATAGGTGATGTCTCTATGTTTCATAGTGCTTTGGATGGAAAAGGGTGTCGCGATGTATTTGTGAATGGGTACAGTATCAAACATGTTAAATGGGCAAATGAAGAACAGGGTTTAGTCTGCTTTATTCCGATGCCTTTGCAAATAAACAAACGTAAAGGTGAAGTTTACTCAAGACTTTTACGTGGAAAAGTTGAGGTCAAACCATGTCTACCGAGTTCGAAATAGAGGGTTTGGAAGAAGTACAAAGAAAATTAAAACAGCTTGGTAGTGCAAAAATCGCAAAGCGAATCGCTCGCAAATCGTCACGGCAAGCAATGAACGTTGTACGTGATGCAGCTCGAGCTAACGCCAAAGCCATTGATGATCCTGAAACAATGGAAAAGATTTGGCGAAACATTGTTGTTGGAAGTGGTAAAACACGCAATTCAAATGAAGTGGTGACACGTGTTGGGGTGCGCGGTGGTGCATCATTTTCAAATAAAAATCCACCAAAAACACCGGGTGGCGATACTCGCCACTGGCGTTTTAAAGAGCTTCCAACCTCAAGAAGCCCTGCAACTCCATTCATGCGACCCGCGCTTTCAAACAATATTCAGCAAGTCACTGCTAAATTTACTCAGATTTTTAGCGCTGAATTAGATAAGGAATTGGCAAAATTATGAACCAACTCCCAATTTACAAATTACTCAAAGCTAACTCTCGGATCGTCAACATGCTTAGTGATCGTATCTATGAAGATGTAGCGCCAGAAAAAACCCAAACGCCGTATTTAGTATGGTCTGAAGTGTCAGGCATACCGAATACATCCGTTGACAACATAACAAATGAAGATGATGTTGATTACCAGGTCACGATCTATAGTCCAAATCAAAAAACAGCTTCTAATATTCGAACTGCTGTCGCTGATATCCTGCAAAAACATAGTTTGATAGATCAGCGTTTCGGCAACTATGAATCAGATACACGCCTATTTGCACGAGGATTTAGCGGTAGTTGGTGGGTGAATCGATGATATAATGATCTGAAATTATGGAGGTTGTTATGCATACCGAAGAACAAATACAAGATGTCTTACTCGATGTTAAATTTAGAGTGGGTGAGTGGGTAGGTGAAACATTGTGTACAGGTGCTCCTCCGCGTTGGTTTGAAGCGCTTTATAAAATCTTTCAACTAGCGAATGTAGAGTTGAAAACGCTCTCTGAATTTGAACCGATAAAAATTCTTGAAATTACACGAGATTCAGCAAAATCAATTGGATTGTCAGAAATTGAAACAGCTTATGCAGTTGATAATTGGGCTTGTGATGCAAGTAAATTGCTTGGCCTTACTCAAAACGGCTATCCGCAGGAGTGGCGATAAGATGAAAAAGAAATTCTCCAAAGAGCGGTTTTATAAGAGGCTTGAAGCGAAAAAGAGGATTGTATTATTGCCTGCTTTGTTTGCGCAAGAATGTGCGGAGTGGATGATCAATCAGAACAAAATCCAAGCTATGCAGCGGCATTTGCTTGATATAAAAGCCAACATTCAACACCTAAAAGAGCATGGTGTTTTGCGTGAAAAATCAATGGAATACGTTACTCATTCTAATGAATGTAAAATAACACCAGAACAAATTGCAGAATTTAAAAACTTCGTGTCTTCTAAACACACCTGATACACCTAATTAAAACCCAATCCCACACCGCCGAAAGGCGGTTTTTTAATACCTAATTTTCCACAGAGCACCCAATCGGGTGCTTTTTTTATGCCAAAAATTCGAGGAGTAGCTACTCATGGCACGTATTAAAGTTCAAAAATCACAACTCTACTATCACGAAGAAGGTGCTGAAGATATCGTCGCTGTTCAATGTGCCAAAGAGTTAGAGCTCGGCACTGACACGGAAGAGGATATTGATGTAACTTGTCTAGATGATGATGAAGATAATTTTGATCCTGGTAAGAAAACACCGGGTGAAGGTTCGCTTTCTATTGATTTGGATGATGAAAACGCATCACATCTCCAATTGATTGCACTATCAAAAGCAAGTCCACGCATTAAGCCAACATGGTATTTAGGCTCAAGCAACTCTGACGATCCTCCAACAGTCACAGGTGGCGCGGTTACACTACCTAGTACTCGTACGTGGTGGGTTTGGACAGGTTATTTAAAACTTGCAGAAAAGACCTTCGTAAAAGGTCAATTTGTTGGTTATAAGTTCCCGATGAAGAAAACCTCTATTGTTAACGAAACAATTCGCACAATCACTCCACAAGTTCCTTAAGGTAAATTATGGCTAAGAAAAATAAGTTAACCCTTGCTATCGCTAAAAAGGTAGCAGGGGTAGGGGTTTATATTGAAGTCCCTGTTAAGTTTCAAAGCAAAGATGGTGAAGCTTTTGAAGGTGAAGTTCTTGTAAAGCGACTTTCACATAATGAACGCCTCAAAGCTTTGGATGTGTGGGCAATTGAAGACAAAAATAATATTACCATTGACCAGGTCATGCGTGCTTATGTTTTTACATCCATCTATTCTGAAGAAAATGAGCCGTTCTTCCCCGACATTGAATCGACAGGCGATGTTTCACCTGAATTTATGAATGCCCTGTATACAGCCTCTGAAAAGGTGAATGACTACTCGGGAAAGATGTGGATTTCGAATCAGAAGAATTCTGGTGCGAGCTTGTCATCAACGGAATCGGTGGACGAACCATCGATGAAGCAAAGCAAAACATAAGCCCCGAAGAGTTTACGATATGGTGGGCTTATCGACAAAGGAGAGGCTCACTATTTACTGGTCGCAGAATCGAGCAAGCCGTTGGTAACTTCTCAGCAACTTATTTGGTATCAAAAGGCGCTAAAGATGTTGATGCTTTATCATTTATGCCTCATGAAGATGAGCCTAAGGAAGAAGTCTTGACAGTAGATGAAATGATGCAAAGGGGGCTGACTTAGGTCCAGTCCTCATCACATTGCGTATCAGGCTTGTTACACCTTTAGAAGAAAGATAAGCACAAACCTCCTTTGGGAGGTTTCTTTTTGAATGTTTAATAAGTATTGTATTAATAATTCAATATTTTTATATAGTTAGAAATGGAAACTCAATCTATCAAAATTTTCGGAATCATGATTTCTGATAACTTCTCCAAAAGTGATATTAAAAATGTAGTTAACGCTAAAGTCAAAAGAACCCAAGAGATAGCTATTAAACATAACATATCAATAGTTCGAGCATCGATATTATCTCAAGAAGAACTAATGTCTGCCATTAATGTGTTTGATGAAATCAAAAAACAAAAGTTCTTAAGTTTATTTAAGCTAGAACAAGATATAAGTGTTATTGAGTCTCAAAGTGCTGCTGTTAGAGCTGACGATTATTCTAAAGCTTATATTGCTGATTCTGTTGAAAATGAAATAAAGGATGCGCATACCTGGAATTATATATACTGGGTGGTAATAGCCTTATTTGCTTTAGGCTGTCTTGCATACGCTGTAAAGTAAAAAATCAAAATCATACAACCACCTTCGGGTGGTTTTTTATTGCCTGAGGAAAAGTCATGGCCACAGCATCATTAGGTCGCCTTACGTTAGACATGGTCGTAAGACTCGGAAACTTTACAGAAGGTTTAGATCGCGCAGGCCGTGAATCGAACCGGGCGGGTCGAGAAATAGAAAGAGGCGTGAATGTTGGTTCCTTGGCTATTAAAGCACTAGGAGCAGCTGCAGCCGGATTATCTATTACAGCAATCAGCGATTTTGCATTTCAGACCATCGATGCAGGTAATGAGATTAAAAAATTCTCTCAACTTGCCAACACTACTATGCGTGATTTTCAATATTACTCAAAAGGTGCGCAAACTGCAGGAATTGAGATTGAGTCATTCGCCGACAAAATGAAAGACATGCAAGATCGTATTGGTGATTTTCAGCAATCAGGCGGTGGGCCGCTAGCGGATTTCTTTGAGAACATCGCCCCGTTGGTTGGAGTGACGATACAACAGTTTCAAAAACTTTCTGGACCAGAAGCATTACAACTATATTACGACTCGCTTGTAAAAGTTGGCGCATCGCAAAATGACATGAAATTCTACATGGAAGCAATTATTTCTGATTCTTCTTTGTTGATCCCTTTATTGCAAAACAATGGTGAGGGTTTCAAAAAATGGGGTGATCAGGCTGAACGCACAGGTGCGATTTTATCGGATGATGTTGTAAATAGTTTAACTAAAGCAAAAGAAAATCTTCAAATTTTAGATCTCCATTTTGAAGGGTTCAAAAACACATTAGTTGAAAATGTCGTTCCAGCTGTTGAATATGTTGCAGAAAACATGGATACAGTTAAAGCTATTGCAGTTGCATTAAGTGCTGCTATTGGTTCGAAGCTTGTCGTACAGGCTGGTATCCTTGCAGGCACTTTTACAATGGCTGCGATTCGAGCTGGTGTAATGGAGGCAACATTAATCAGTTTACAGGGTGGTGCAGCTCGAACTGCGACTGCAATGGGTGTTTTGCGAGGAGCAATGGCTTTTCTTGGTGGTCCAGCTGGTTTAGCAATGTTGGCGATCCAGGGTGTTGCTGCAGGTGCTGCTTTTCTTTATATGAAAAAGACTAGTGACGACGTTGAACCTGCTTTAAGTAAACAGTGTAAAACTATTGCAGAACTCACTACTGAATATGACAAACTATCTGAAGCACAGCAGCGAGCATTCAAATACCAAGAAACTGTAGAGTTAAAAAACCTTACTGAAAGCTACTCAAAAGCTGAACAACAAGTGCGTGCTTATGCAAGTGGTATTGCTGATGTTGCAGCTAAAGATGAAGCTACAAGAGAGGCTATCAAGGGTTGGATTCGTGAATTTGACAATCAAAAACTCTCAGCTGAACAGCTAGCTAACAAGATTAATAGCTTAAATGGTGTATCTGAAGACTACAAAGTCAATATGGATAAGCATGCTATTGCATCAACTCATGCAAAAGCAGCGATGGATGCACAACAAAAAGTTGTTAATTCATTGACGACATCTAATCGAAATTTAGCCAACACTCATAATCAAGTTACTGGTGCTGTTAATCAACAAGCGCAAGCATACTTGTCTCTAAATCAAAAGCAACGAGAAGCTTTAAAAAGTATAAATGATGAAGTTGCTCGCGCTCAATACATCGACAAAAATGTAGGTTTGGGGTGGTCTAAAGAGCGTGCAGATTATTATGCTGATTATCGAAAAGAGGCAGGATTAGGTTATTCCAAAGCTTTAACCAATGAGGAGCTTAAGCAACTGGAAGTGGGTTATAAGGTTCAAGAGCAAAATAAATCTCGTGAAGAATCTGAGAAAAAAATTGAGGAAGCTAAAAAGAAGCAAGTAGATTCGCAAAAAAAACTCAATGATCTAGTTGGGGCTTCTGCTTTAAGCGGGCTTCGAATTAAGTCAGGTGAATCGGTCGCAGGGGGTAAAGTTAGAGGTTATACAGCAGAGTTTGCTCAACTCGCACAACAATCACTTGGGTCTACTTTAAATCGATTCACTGCATTCAATGATAGTTATCACAAAGGAACCAATAGTAAACACGCCACAGGAAATGCATTTGACTTCACTGTCAATAATGCTAAAGAAGCTGCTGCAGCAGTTAAGCAGCTTAATGATATTGCTAAACGTTACGGTTTTACAATTAAAGCTATTAATGAATATAGCGATCCCTCAAAAAGGTCAACGGGTGGTCATGTTCATGTTTCAGTTCTGGGTTATAGCGGAAGAGAGGATGCGATTTCGGATGCTAAAGCTGAAGTGAATCTTGTTCGCGATTCAATTAATGAACTGGAAGAAATCAGGAAACAAACTCTTGAGCGTCAAAAAACTGTTCAACAAACTTATTTTACTGAAGAACAGCAAATGACAGAAGATCACAATGAAAAGATCAAAGCGATTGAATTGGCTTTTGCTGGTGATGAGTCTGCAATAAAAAAATATACGGAGCTTGAAAATGCCGCTTTTGAAAAAAGCGTTGCGCAATACAAGCAGTCGCTCAATCAAAAAACGCTCGACGAGAAAAAACAACTTCTAGAAGTTAAGAAAAATTGGGTTTCAGCTGAAGAATATGCTCGTCAATATTATGAGCTAGTTAGAGAGGAAATTCTAAATACTGCTGAATATTCACCTGAAATGAAAGACATCTTGATTCGAAAAGCAAATTCGGATCAGGGTATCGCTGAAAATGCAGAGCGTGAAAGCGTTTGGGGGGATTATCAAAGCCGTTTTGGTGTACAAAAATCACCATACCAACAGGACATGGAACTTCTAGCAGAAGCTAGAAAGCAAATGTTGATAACGGAAGATGATTATCAGAGACAGCGTTTAGATTTACAGCTTTCGTACGGTGCGCAATACGGAGCTGATTTTGCAGGCTTAATGATGGGGTTGGTAGACTCATCAAGTTCTGCATACGCATTGCTGGGCGCTGCTCAAAAGTCATTTGCCCTTTTCTCAGTGATGATGGATGGTAAAGTTGCTGTGGCTAAAGCATGGGCATCGGCAGCGTTCCCATACAACATGCCTGCTGTAGGTACAGCGTTAGTACAAACAGGAATCTTGCAAGCGGCTGTTGAGGCTTTAACTCCTGCCAAATATGCAACAGGCGGTCACATTACAGGAAAAGGCACTGGTACAAGTGATGAAATTCCAATTTGGGCATCAAATGGCGAGTTCATGATGCGTACTGCAGCGGTTAATGCACTCGGTTTGGATACATTGAACTTCATGAACCAAACTGGCAGATTGCCGAATAAATACGCTACAGGTGGTCTGATTGCTCTTGATAAACCGAAGGTCACAAACACGAGTAGCGACATTGTTTCTAAGTACGTGAACCAAGCACGTGAAAACAGTGCAAGTCAACGTAGCACTATCGACAATAAGTTGTCGGTAATTATGGTGAAAGATGATGATGAAGCTAAAAACTACAAGTATTCGAAAGATTTTGAAAATGCAGTTCTTTATCACATGAAGCGCAATCGAAGCAAAGTATAAGCTCACCCTGGTGGGCTTTTGCTTAAATTGAATAGCCGCCTTATGGCGGTTTTTTATTAACAATTTCAGAGGACAAAATGGAAATACAAACGGAATATGGCGAAGTTCATGTATTAATAAATTGCCCTCTTTTAAGCTCAACAGAGCGACTAGAATTTATGACGGATGTTCATCAATACTTTTATGGTGATGAAGATCGAGAAATTTTAAGAGACGCACCACGCCAAGTTTTGAGTTTTAATTACATTCAATTCAGGAAAGAAATGGGCGACATGTTTCATATGATCGAAGCAAATATTGATCATAAATGGGGCATCCCGTTACGACACATAAAAATTAAAAACATCACTTTGAATAATGATGACTTCATTCAAATCGATACTACAAAAACAATTACTGATCTAAAAAACGGATACGTTTTAGTTCAAACAAAATCAAGCAATCAAGTTGCTAAAATTGTAGGTATTGGTAGATGGGTTATTGTCCAAGAGCAAATTATAGATCCAGATACTAACGAAGTTATTCAAGAAGAAGTTACAGAGTTTCAAGACGGTTTTAAATTATCTGAAAAATTAACAGTATCTGATGCGTCGATCATGCCTTTAAAAATTTGCATTATTGATGGCGATGTAACTGTTGGTAGCGGGGGGTTTTGGTCTAACACTACTTTCAAATTTAATGTACTTGCATCTGATTCGCCAGAACATGAAGCAGAACAACCATTTCAATATGAGAATGAAGATGTTTACTTCATGCCATTGCTCAAAGATGGCAGCACGTTAGAAATAAGCATGAGTAGAAATCAAGTGCTTGTAGATAACGAAATTGGTGAGTTTGTGAGTTTTTCACACAGTTCAAAGCCATTTCAAACAAAACCGCTGAAATGCATTTTTCATAACGCTGATGAGTTTCTTGAGTTTCGTCGCTTTCTATTTAGAAGAATGGGGCGTTATCGTGCATTCTGGATGCCTTTATATGAGAAGCATATAAATTTCACAAATACGGGCAACATTACTACTTCACTTGACGTTGATAATTTATATCTGAAAGAAGCGGATCGAAACCACATTGCCGTTAAACGAAAAAACGGTACATGGACTACACATAAGATCACGGCTAAGACAGCAGCAAAATTATATGTCACCCCTTCAATTGCGGCGGATAGAAGCGACATAGAAAGTATCTGCTATCTGGGTCTTTACAGATTCGACACAGACCATATTGAGTTCCAATTCTTAGGCGCTGGAAAGACGCAAACAACCATATTAATTAAAGAGTTATTGAGCTAATGAAAATTGAAATTTACCAATTTAGACAGGGCGAAAAAACTTGGAATTTAACAAATCAAAGAAAAGATTTGATGTACAAAGGCTCTCTTTATAAATCAGTACCGGGGTTAGATAGAACTGATATTGAAGATGAAAGCATAGAAAAGTGCGATTTTGAAACAACAGTTCCGCAAATTCCGATTTTAAATAATCAGAATGAAGATTTAGTCGCACTTTTCAACAATCGAATCTATCTAGAGTCTGTATATCTTACTTTAATTGAGCTAACTAAAAACAACAGCAATCCAGATGGGTACGATTCGTTAGTATTGTTCATGGGGCGAGTAACTCATCCAAAATTCAATGATGAAGAAGAAATTTTGACATTGAATTGTTCAACAAGTGAGTCGTACTTAAAACGCAATATTCTTGTAAAAAAGTTCCAACGTGTATGCCCAAATAACATCTATGATCGTTGGTGCGGCTTGAATTTCAATGATTTTGCATTCGAAGCAACTATTACAGCAATAAACGGGATGACTGTCACTTTTGCAGTTTCAACCACTCAAGCAAAGGATGAGGAAGGCAATCCGCTATTCGATGAGCACGATAATCCCGTAATGGAAACCAAGACATATTCAGCGGATTATCTTGTCAATGGGTTGCTCAATAAAGCAGGCGTATACACACAAATCACTGCAAGCTCTACAAACGCAGCAAGATTATATAGAGAGCACGCAGGGTTAAAAGTTAATGACAAAGTTTGGTTTGCACCAGGCTGTGATCAATCTTTGAAAGTATGCCAAGAAAAATTCAATAACGGTCGTCGATACTGCGGGCATCCGTATATGCCGTCTGAAAACCCAACCAGAACAGAGCTAATTAAGTGAGTGCGCTATGGATCCAATAACCTGGATATTTATCGGGATAGCGCTGCTAGCCGGCATTTCTTCTTATCTAATGATGCAGAAAATGCAGAAGAAGAATCAGCCGAAAGCGGGGCAATTAGATGGAACGATTGCTGATGAGGGTGCAACTTTATTATCGATTAAGGGCAGTCCGCATGTTCACGGGAACATAACACACGTATTCAATCAAAGAACAAAAGAAAGAAAAGCAGAGGGCGGAAAATGAAAGTTTATTATTCAGATTTACAGGCCCTTAGACGGAATTCTAAAGATGCATATTGTGCCCGAGGATCTCGGGCATTTTTTTTATCCAAAGGTTGGGATTGGTGGGATTTTTTAAACAACGGGATTGACATCGAAACTCTTAAAAAAGTCGACGATGTTATGGTTAAAAAAGTTGTGGAGTATGTAGAAAATGGGCGCAAGTAGTTCAACTGTCATTGGTTATAAATATTTCACATCTATGTTGCTTTTCATCGGAAATCCCATCGAAAGATTGCTCGGAATTAATTTTGACAAACGAGGATGGCATGTTCCGTTTACAGACGAAGCAAAAAACGTCAAATTGATCGGAACAGTAAAAGCACCAACATTATTCGGCGAAAATGAAGGCGGTGTAGAGGGTGAAATACACTTAAGACTCGGAACAAGTGATCAAGAAGTCGTTCCATTTTTTGACGAGTACATGTTTGAAAAAGGTTTAGTAGCGTCTGCATACCCCTATTATTCATATTTAGCATTCAAAGACTTCTATGTGGGAAACAGCAATAACATTCGTGAAATGTTGCTGTGGCCAAAGCGTATTAATGTACGTGAAGATGGGCGAGAGCAATGGTACGTATCGAAAGCTGAAATACCAAATTTTAATGTCATAGAATCGCCAGCGATTGAATATTTGCTTAATTCAAATATTAGACTAACTAGAAGAACTGCTAGTAAACATCTTAACTCCCTAAATAGCCCGACATTTTCGAATTGGTACACAGCTACACCTGCAAATTTAAATTTTGCAAACACAGAAGATTCAAAAACATTTACTTTAGGCGGAAGTGGTTCGAGAGATGGTGGATACAGTCTGCCGACAAGACCAGAAAATTACTCTTATAGCTGCAAAAACATAATCGAATTTAATAAAGTCTGCGCATTGTATATCGAATTATCGATTCGCTTTTGCTCATTAGATACTTATGTCGATTTTGGCGAGACACACATCATTGGGGATGTGGAGATCACTACAGATACGCAACATAGCGACAGCTGGTATGAGTATAAAACTAAAACTTTCAAAATGACGATTATCACTGATAAGTCGTTAACAATTTTTGCTCGAGCCCTTGGTGCTCAAACTAACCCTGATACACCTGCAGATAAATTTCATATTAGTTGCTATCTTCAAGATTTGATTGTTGATATCGATAGAACTGAAGTTGTTTATGAATCTTCTAGCGATATGAATGCAATACATGCAATTCGTGAAATCTTGACTGATGACACAGCAATGAATAAACCTGAATCGCTTGTGAATGATGAAAATTTCAGAAAAGCGGCGGATTGGATTTATGACGAAGGTTTTGGTATTTCTGCAGCGTTTGAAAATAAATCTTGCACAGATGCAATCAATGAAATTTGTGGTCACATAGAAGCAGGCATTCGTGTAAATCGCCAAACGGGCTTGTATGAAATGGTTTTGTTTCGTGACGGATGGTTTGAAGAAAACGAAATTCACACTATTTCTGAGCGCAAAATCAAAAATTTCAGCTGTGAACCGACGGATGTTGATGATGTTATCAACTTGCTAAATGTGTCTTATTATGATCGTGAAAATATTAAGACCGCTTCATTTCCAGTTGCCGAAAACGGACTGATCAAAACACTGCAAACAGTAAACGAAGAATCTATCGATCTAAAATATTTCTCAAATATCATTAGTGCTCAAAAAATTGCAAATTGGAAGTTGAAGCAATTATCGACACCAGTCTTCAAAGGCAGTTTTTCGACAGCATTTAAAGATGCGAGAAAGTGGAATCGGTATGATTTAATACGTTTGCCATGGTCTAAACGATGGGATGGAACAATCCTTGTCAGAATTAATAGCATTAATATTGGTGGACCAAAGTCTCACGAAGTTAAAGTTGAGTTTATTGAAGTTGTATCGTCTGAAGGGGCTTTAAATACTACGATCAACGTCGACGAGCCGATTATCGTTCCAACAGTTCCAGTGCCTTGCAACTCAAAAGTATTCGAATTGGGGTACTATGATTCTGTACATGCAAGAGGCGAACGAGAATTCAATCTCGACTTAGTTGACATACCAGAACTCGGCTTCACGGGTGCTTTAGCTGAAAAACCGCAAAACAACTCACTAAACGCTGCGCTATATGTTTTAGAAAATAATGAGTATGGGCGATACGCGACTGTTAATTATGTTGAAACAGCACGACTAGATGAAAACATTGATCGCATTACTAATGTTATAAAAATCAAACAAGTTGGTGATTTAGATTCAGTACAAATGGGTACAAAAATCTATATCAACGATGAAATGATGGTTTTTGAATATTACGATGCTTCTACAAATTTACTCACTGTAAAGCGTGGTGCTGAGGATTTAATTCCTAAAAATCACAATGCAGATTCAATACTCTATTTTGCAGATGATGTGCTGTCTGTTGATAGAACAACACGTGTGTTTAGTGATCAAATTGAAGCCAAGGTTGTTACTACAACGCCGTCGGGGGTTTTAGCTTTTGAAGATGCAGACACGCATGAGATAGAGTTTAAAGCACGTTCGATTCGCCCATACCCACCTGCAAACGTCAAAATCAATGATGAATACTGGCCAGAAAGCATTGATGCAAATCCAATGCTTACTTGGTCAGATCGTAATAGATTGCAACAGACTGGTGGCGAACCTTTAAGCTGGTATGAGGGGAGTGTCACTAAAGAAGAAGGTGTTACTTATCATTATCAGATCAAAGACGAATTAGAAAATGTCATTGATTCTGGCGATGATGTAGGAAGCGGATTGATACTTGATCTAGAACCCGCTGATTTTTTCCCAAGTGCGAAACTTGCACTTTGGTCTGAAAGAAATGGTATTCAAAGTTTAGAGCGAGTTGAAATATTGCTCATCAGCGAAGTTGGCTTGTTAAACGGATTTTTAGAATCAATTTATGCTCAAAATGAGTATGTAAATTTAAAAGCTAGTTTGACAAATCATGTTCCAATTTCATCATTAACTGTTGTCGATGGCACATTGCCAACAGGTTTAAGCATTATTGGTACAAACATAACAGGTTCATGTTCAACACAGGGCACGTATACTTTTACTTTAGAGTCGACAGATATTTTAACTAATATTGTTCAAAAAACTTTTACTGTGAAAGTACAGGGTGTGCTTTGGTCTCAATTGACTTTTGACGGTCAGAATATGACTGATAGAGTGGCTGGCAACACATGGTCTCAAGGATCTGGAAATACGTTTGTACAAGGACTTTATGACGGTAGTGATTATGCGTTAAAAATGGGTGGCAGTGAATTATCAACAATGGTCAAAACGATGACTCAGAGTGGTAACTTCTCAATCGCTGTAACTGTCAACGTGCCGGCGATGGATCAAATTAACGGATTTGTGTTTTTGGGTTCAAGGACATCGAACTCAAATCGTGAAAATTTATATATCGCAACGAATGGAGAGCTTAGAGCTTATAGACAAGGAGCTTCATCTGGAACAACACTAAATAGCGGCTTTTATCTAGAAGCTGGAAAAACTTATAGAGTTGGATACGATAAAAGCGGGAATAATAGACGGTTGTTCGTAGACGGTGTTCTTGTCGCTTCAGATGTGTTTTCAGCAACTGTTTCAAATACATCAAATGTGTATCTGGGTTTGAATAGATATGATAGTAATCAAGTTTACTCGAAAGCAATACTAGATAATGTTGTTATATCAACAGGATCATCAAGATTCATGTAAGCACCCAAACGGGTGCTTTTTTTATGCCGAAAAAAGGGGGCATCATGGCTAATACGGCACAAATTTTAGAAGTATCAAGTCCAACAGTCGCTGGACCTGTAACAATAACAACTGGAACAATTGCAACAATTTTATCTTATTTTGCTTCGTTGGATTGGGGTTTTTGGATCGGGGTGCTGATTGGTTTAGTGGGTTTAACAATCAGCTTTTTAAATTACATATCTAATCGACAGTTTCAAAAATTGAAAGATAAGCGAGAAGCAGAAATGCACTTGCTTGAAACAGAACGTAAACGTTTAGAAATTAAAAAAATGAGTGGTGGATGTGATGCAAAACAAGACTAAGATTTCAGTGGTTTTACTAGCAGCTTCGGCTGCTTTTTTTACGAATTTAATTAATAAAGAAGGCTATAAGTCAAAGCCTTATTTAGATTCTGCAAAAGTTGCAACAATTGGCATTGGCTCAACTTCTTACGAAGATGGCACTAAAGTCAAAATGACGGATAAGCCAATAAATGAAAAACGAGCAATAGAAATTGCTCAAAACCACGTGGCCAAAGATGAAGTTGCATTTAGAAAGTCACTGCAGGGTGTGAAGTTATCGCAAACTGAATATGACGTTTATCTGGATTTTGTGTACAACTTTGGCCAAGCAAACTGGAATGGCTCATCAATGCTTCGCAATTTAAAAGCAGGGCAATACGTCCAAGCTTGTGATTCATTACTGAAATGGAAATACGTTGCAAAAAAAGACTGCAGTATTCGCAAAAACAATTGTTATGGCGTGTGGACACGTCAACTTGAACGACATTCAAAATGCATGGGAGCACAATGAAAGATTTAATTCAGGCATTCATCGCCAAATTTTACCAAGCCGTCATTATCGTACTGACGGCTTTTTTATTGCTGTCATTTGTGGGATTGGGTGTGCAAACGTGGCGAGCAAGTCATTGGAAAACTAAAGCTGTTAATGCTGAAAAAAAATGCAACACAGAGAAGCTCGAAATTCGCGAAAAGCAAATTGAAGAACTTCAAAAGAAACAAAACGAAATCAACAAAGTGAGTGCGGATTATGAAACTGAGAAATCAAAACAACGAGTTCAAGTCGAAACGGTTACACGTGAATTGCAAACGATCATTGAGCGCCCTGTTTATCAGCAGTCTTGTTTTGATGATTCAGGGCTGCAGCAACTCAACTCCCTTATTGCCGCAGGTTCCAAGTAATTTGCTTCAGCCGTGCGACAAATTGCAAAAATTAGAATCTGGGCAGGGTAAAGCTGTAATTTTGTGGTCTGTTGATACTGTTGGAAAATACAACGATTGTGCTGCTAAAGTAGATGCTTTTATCGAAATACATAAGCCTTCTAAATGAAGGCTTATTTTCTTACAACCTCTGCTCCCCTCCAAAACTCCCCACGTTTTTTAGCAATGAATGTTTTTGCCGTGCGCATATCTGTAAACACTCTTGCTCTGTTAGCATCAGAAACCCATTCAAATTGAACATTGCTGTTCGCATCAATATCTGAATAATCATCATATTCCAATTCTTCTATTACATTTGTTGAATCAGCCAAAAACATCCCATTTTTTTTAATGTATAAAATCAT